CCCTATTGACTTTTTGATAAAGTATCACTATAATTGTATATTAATAAATTTAAAAAGATATACAATGAGTAACAGTTTAGATGCAATTTTGGCTCAATATGAGAAGAATACTGAACCAACAAAAAGTGGAAAGAAAATTTCCAGCGAAGACAGACTAAAAAAGTACTTTACAGAAAAATTACCGAAAGGTGTAAAGTCACAAACAAAAACATTCAGAATACTACCAGCGAAAGATGGTGGTTCTCCATTTACTGAAGTTTTTTATCACGAAAAAGAAGTTAATGGTAAGTATGAAAAAATTTACTGTAACCACCTAAATGATGGTGAACATTGTCCACTGTGTGAGGCGAAAGATGCTTTATATGAGGATGGTTCTGAAAAGGCTAAACAATTAGCTAAAACATTCATTGCTAGAAAATTCTATGTGGTAAAAGGAATTGATAGAGATAATGAAGATCATGGTGTTAAATTTTGGAGATTTAAACATTATAGAAACGGAAATGGTGTTATGGACAAACTAATTCCTGTTTATAAATTAAAAGGTGATATTAGTGATCCTAGAGAGGGTAGAGATATTGTTATTACTTCAGGTAGAGATCAAAATAATTACTCTGTAGTTAATACAATTATGGCGGATGATGTGTCTATTTTAACAAATGATAAGGACTACGCTAACGAATGGGTTAAAAATGAAGAAACATTTAGAGACGTTTACGCTAAAAAATCTAAAGAGTATTTAGAGATTGTTGCTACAAACAAAACACCTATTTGGGATTCTGAACAAAAGAAATATGTTGCAGAAGAAGACAAAGAAGAAAAAGAAACTGCGTCACTAACAGAAGAAATCAATATGATGAGAACTGAGACTACTACATCTTTTGAGGATGATTATAATAGTACAGATAAAGTTGAGGTTTCTAAGTTAGATAATGACGATGAATTACCATTTTAATTAGACTATGGCTAAGACACCTTTAAAAAAGAAAACATCGGATTTTTCGTCTATAAGGAAAAAGTTTTCCTCCAAAGAAAAGTATAAAGAACAAAAGTACTTTGATTTGGGGGAGTCTTTCCAAAAGGCGACAGGGGTACCTGGACCCGCTATGGGACAAATCAATATGATGTTAGGACATTCAGACACAGGAAAAACCACCGCATTAATACAGGCAGCGGTAGACGCACAGAAAAAAGGTATTCTACCTATATTCATTATTACAGAACAAAAATTTAGTTTTGAACACGCCAAACAAATGGGGTTACAGACTGAGTATGTTGAAGAAATAGATGAAGAAACAGGTGAAATAACTGGATTTTGGGATGGATTTTTATTATATAAGTTAGGCTTCGATTATATTGAACAAGCCTTTGATTATGTAACTGAAGTTTTAGATGGACAAAAAAGTGGTGAGATACCACACGATATATTATTTTGTTGGGACTCTATTGGTACTATACCTTGTAAAATGAGTTTCGATGGGAAAGGTGGTAATCAACACACCGCTAGAATTATATCAGAAAAATGGGGTATGGGTATGGCTCAAAGGATTACATCTTCTAGAAAAGAATCCTCACCATATACTAACTCTATGATTTTTGTTAACCAACCTTGGGTTTCATTACCTGATAATCCATTTGGACAACCTAAAATTATGCCAAAAGGAGGTAATTCTATATACCTATCATGTGCATTAGTATTCTTATTTGGTAATCAAAAAGATGCTGGTATATCAAAACTATCTGCCACTAATAAAGGTAGAAAAGTCAATTTCGCCATTAGAACAAAGGTTGGTATCCATAAAAATCATATGAATG